GCAACGACACCAAACTTATGCTCCATAATACCCATAGCTTGATTTACTTTATCAAACGCTTTGGTATTTTCTGAAGATATTGCCATATCTTCTTTTAATTGTAATACAGAGAGATCCGCTCTTCTTAACATTTGAAAGGTAGAATCACTTATGCCTAATTGAGCAGTTAGTTTTCTACCCATAGCTGCGGATATTTCACCACCTTCTTTTACCTTTTCATGTATCTGTGCTAATATTTCAAATGGATCTTGATTAGGATTAATACCTAATAATGCCCAAGGTGCCATATTGCCTTGGCCTAATTTTATATCAGTTTGTGCTTGTTGTATGTTAGCAATAGCACTAGCAACATCTTCACCACTAGCTCCAAATTGAGCAGCAGCAAATTGCCAATTCTGTAATGTTTTTACAGAAGCACCTGTAATTAAATTAAACTGAAATAGATTCTCTCCAGCTTTTGTGGCATATTGTGCAATCTTACCAAGACCTACTGCTACACCACCAAATATTGCAGTTGCTGCAGCAGTCTCTACTCCTACTTCACCAAATGCAGTAGCCAAATCACTTAACGAACCTTTGCCTTTAGCTAATTGATTAAATAACTTAGCTCCAGTTTTTAACTGTAACTCATCTAGCTTTTGCTTTTCTTTTTGTTGCTTATCTTTTTTTAGGTTTAAATCAAGAGTCTGTTTTTCAGCAGCTTGTCTTTTTTTGGAATCATTTAACCAACTTGTATAAGTAGGACCTGCTTTTTCATTATATTGAGTATAAGCTTGTTTAGGACCAATAGCTGATTCGTATTGATTAGTCTTTCCATCGCCTGCATTTGCTTTACCACCACCAGTTTTATTAATGATTATTGGTATGTTTAATTTAGCTAATGCAGTAGGTATCTTATTAAGATTCTTAGCTAATTCATTGGCAGCAGTCGCAGCGTTATTTAAGCGCGTAGTAAGACCATTAAGGCTTTGTTGATTATCAACTTTCAGCCCAATCTTTACAAAAAAATCACCTATACTTTGGCTCACGATTTATGGTCCTTATTTAATTCTTGTTCGGTTTCAGAAGCTTCAGCCTGACAAATATGAAAATGCCACGCATCAAGAACCAGATCGGTAGGCATATCTAATATTTCCAAAAGGCTGCCTACACCTCGCCCGTTTAACTGTAGGGCTATACGTATCTGGGGTTCTAGTTCGTCGTGGATTTTGGCTCGCTGCCACCTGTTCCCTTTAATGGGGTTGATAACAGCGATCCGAGGTTTTTGAAAAAAGGGACGAGATTCAAAGTCGCCACCTCCCAAACGACAAGCAGGAAGTCTGCACGAGCATCTTCGGATTCAAAAGTATTTCTAGTAATTTTAATTCCTACAGAATCGTTAAGACTCTGGTATGTGCATGATTCCATACACTTCCAGATAGCCTCTTGTACCTTTTCAGATGTGGCTACTTTAATTACAATATCCTTAAGTTCGCTAATATCCATTTGCAGAAAGTTAGCAAAATCTAAGGAAGATCCCTGCGACCCAAAAGGAACTCCAACGAGTTCCTTAAAAGTAGCATTGAATAAATTCATACCATCGTTGAATCTCGCTAATTGAAATCCAAGGGTGGCACCGCTTGATAGGGGAATATTTCTCATTTAAGAATTATGACTGAATTTGACGTGTACCCATTGCAAAGCGGATTTTCCACATTGTGACACCTTGATCAGTATCACCTTCCACGTTGCTCTTAACTTCTGGTACTGCCATTGGCACACCACCAGTTAATGTATAGGCATCAGTAGTAATATTACCATTGCCATCACCAATAAGTTTTACAACAGATGCTTCTAATAAATTAAAAGTCGCAGGACTATTAACAAATTGTCTATATGCAGCGTTTACATATTGGTCATTAACACTACCTCTAATTAAGCGTAGCGTTAATTCAGCAAGTTGACCCATAGCATTAAAAGCAATAATTGTGTTATTGTTTTTGCCTGGTTTCATTGTGACGAACTCGTTAGGGAACGTCAAAGAACCAACATCGCCATCTGCGAGGTCGGTCTGCAATATACCATTGATAGAAATCGTATCGTTACCGTTTAATGAAATATCCATGACTTATAAGATTAGTAGTTGATGTAAATAATTCCGTTTACGCTTTGAATTGCGCCAGCGTACTTGATTGCAATTTGAATCAATGGAGCTATGCGTTTAGCACGTAGTGATTGTAATTGTTGTGATACTGGTTGTGAGTAAACATAGTAGCCAAATTGAGCTATGTTTGTTACTAATGATGCAGGATTGCCAAATGTAGAACCTGTCCATGAACCTGGTGCTAAGAATCCATTTGCTACTGCTTGATTAAGAACTTGAGCGATTGAACTCTTAATTGTGTTCATACCAGCTTCAGTCTGTGGAATCTTAGTAGGTGTTGTACCAAGTGTGTTAAATGTAGCTACTTGTAATGAATTTAATAACCAAGTTAGGTTATATACATTATCTGAGTAACCATTACCACCAGTTGATACTACTTCTGGTAAACCTTGTACAAGAGCATAGAAATCAACACCAGTCGTTTGGCATTGTGCAGCGATTGTTTCATTGATACCTGAATCAGCAGGTACTCCAACAATCTGCTTTAAGTTCATTGTAATCGTTGTATTGGAACCATTGAAATTTGTTCCAAATAAACGTGAAGCATAACCAGCAGCAAATTGGCGTGCAGTTACTAAACCTGCTGTGTGTATTAATAAACGGCTTTGTTGCTGTGTATTATGTGAAATTACATAAGACATACCACCAGCATATATATCAGCTACATTTGCAGTAGGAACGAATAATAAAGCTTTAGTAACAAATGAATTTACTAAAGTTGATGCTGCTTCAATATCAGCAGTACTAAATGCACCAGAACTTGGTACCGATGTAGAATTTGCATTAGCATAAATATAACCACCAGTATAGATTTGGGGTTGTAGTATGCTAATAGCTTGAGTTAAAGTAATTACTGGACCAGAAGTCGATCCAGTTGGTTGCATTGGATAAATAACCAACTGACCATTACCACTTAAAATATTTGGGTTTTGGCTAAATACAGTTTGTGCAATGGAATAAGTTTCAGAACCTGTTCCATAGTCTAAACCTACTGATACTGGATCAGTATAGATACCAAAGCTATTGCTAATAATTACTGTTGGAGCAGATGTATAATTTGCACCACCACTAACTAAAGTTAGTCCAGTTACTACGCCTGCTGTTAAAGTAGCAGTAACAACTGCACCAGAACCACCACCGCCAACTAAAAATACTTGAGGAGGTGTGAAATAATTTGTACCACCTGTTACTAATGTAACAGCAGTAACTACACCACCTGCTTCTGTACAAGTTGCGGTTGCACCAGTAGCATACTGTGATGGATTACCATTAATTGGACCTTCTGCCGTGATTAATGCCAATGAATTGACATTATAAGCTGGCAATGCCAATCCTGGCTGTGCCACTGTAAAACTAACGAAGTCTGAGATACTAATTGACATAATATATATACGTTAAGGTTGAGTTATAAGTTCTGGTGAACCAGCAAAGTTGTCGTAGTAATTTACTGGAATGATTCGGCTGAAGGCCGTAAGTACGTTAAATGTGATAGCGTAACGAGTTAAACGAGATGCACCTTCGACAATAGAGGCATCGTTAAAAGTGACTGGTATATTTGCGATTTTAAATCCATATTTTTCCTGTAGTTGTTCAGCTTGCGTTGAATTTAAAGCAAATAATATTTCTTGTCTTCTTGCTCTTGCATCATTGTTTCTAGACATAATCTGTATAGAATATATCTGCTGAACATTTTGAGTCTGAACTTCGTTTAAAACAACGGTTGCAGGCTCACCCACTTCAGATGCAGGAACAAGACCTTCTTCGTAAGAAATTTTATGACCATATGGTTTATCACCAAGTAAACCTACTGCAACAAATATACTGTCGTCTGGTGGTATAGGTATACGTTGATTATAGGTAACAACATGATTGTTATCTAATTGTAATTGCTCACGTATGAGCTTTACCAATAAATTAATTATCTCAGGTTTCGGTTGCACTTGTATAATCCTGAGTTAATTTGTATTTAACATATCCGAAGAGTGTCCAACTCCATTTATATGTTACACGATATGGTACATTATCTATGATTACTTGATCGTTATTTTTTAATTCAGGATCAGTAACACAGTATAAATTGTATTGTTGCCAAGAACGCTCACCTTCAAATTTGAAGTTAAGTTTTTGTCCTGCTGGTGTAAGAAAGCCTTGAGTCTTAAATTGATAAGAAGTTGTTACTGCATCACCATCTTTTACAGTAACTCTATTAATTAACATCAACAAAGGTTGTGACCATCCACTAACTGTATATCTGCCTTGTGGAGATGTATTAGTTTGAAACAATGGTCGTCTTCCTGCGCCTACAATAGGACCAGGACCTGTTGGAAATGCTGGAGTTGGTCTAATCATGTGACCACCTCATAATCAAAAGACGAACGTAATTGACCGCTATCGTCTAATAATTTTCTACCCATACGTTTATGTTTACGGCGATGGGCTAATGTAATTGGACTTATGGGTTTCCATCCTACTGGATAACCTTGTTTTTGAAAATTTTTATCTACTAAAGATACGGCGGTTTCTCCTACTTCTTCCAATAAACCTTCAAGACCACCTAATACTATATCTTTTTCGTATGTAGATTTTTTAACTTTAGCTAATTCTGCACCCATAGCCATTTTCATTGGCATACGCAGTATAGATCTTTCTGGTATATCTAAAAAATGACCACAAGGACCTTTAGCTGCAGGATTACCAAATTCATGGTCAAATGCTATTTCTGTGTTGGTTTTTAACACAGTTTCGCAGTCAGGTGGATATACTCTATTACGAGAATTTAAACCTGTGGCTACCCCAACCTTAACATATGATTTAACTGAACGAGCCAAATCACGCTTTAAGTGTTCAAGTTTTTCAATATCAAATTGAACCGTAGTTTGCATGGGTTTTACTACGGCAACGTCTCTCTAAAGGCTACGAATACGTTGGCGATTAGTTGAGGACTGATTATCTGTAGATACATTGCACCGTATCTAGTTTTACTAAAATGTGAGAGCATTGGGTCCTGAGCTATCCGTTCTGGGATTTGAAATCCTTCAGTTACGGAGTCGATGCTTTTGGATACAGTCAGCCAACTATATTGACTGCCCATG